ATTTCCGGAGCCGCCGAAGCCCGGGGGCATATCGGCAATCATGAATCGCACTAGGATCGTGCCCTCACGCCGAAGCGTTTCCGGCAATCTGGCAATCGTCTTTGTGTCGGCCGTGATGACTGCCTTGACCTCAGTACTGTCACCCTCGGTCCAGGTCGGATTACCGAACTCGTCCAGGTCCTCAACAAAATGTATCAGCTTGCAGGGCGAAGTAAATAACGGGGATCTGATTACACGTTCAACGTCTAAAGTCGCCATCATTCCTCCACCACAACGCCGTCAATGGCGTCGCGTAACTGTCCCGTGTTAATCAATGGCCGGATGCCCACGCCTTCCATCTCGTTCTCGCGGGTGCCCTGGGTAAGGCGCGAGCGGTTACGGTTTGCGATTGTTCTGGGCTTGAGCGGCTCGAAGTCGGCCGTCTGCATGTAGCTTTTGACCGCCGAGGCCGAGCGAATCGCCAGGCGCTCGAGTGTCTGGCCACACTTTTTCTCGTCGCCCTTGAGCGCGCAGTCCATGGCGCTCTTTAGACCGTCGACGATCATTTCCCGATTCGTCTCAAGGCCCGGAACTAGAAACGGCCGCGGCGGAATATTGTTCACCGGAGAGCCGTTCTCATGTACAAAGCCCAAAAGGTGGTTGCTCGGGCCGCCATCGTTTCGCGTATCGCCCTTAGAGCCGGCGGAGATACCGACATAGACAGCAGTTTTCGCCAGGCGCTGCAGTGCCTGGTTCAACTCGCCGTCATGCCGCACCATGGAAACAGAGATCGTCTTTTTCATATCTGTCTGGCTCCTGCTCCGAACAACTGGATCAGCTGCCACAACTCGCGGCCGTATGCAGTGAGATTCCATGAGCCGGCGCCCTCCTCGGACGAGGATGAGGTGTCGTAGCTCACGGACGCGCCATCCACAGACATCGAGGTGACCTGAGCCAGTGCGGAGGGGTCTCCGCCGTTGCCGCCGTCAGCGGCAGACCCTTGGAGCTTCAGATAGTGGGCTGTATACAGCCCCATGACGTGCGCTCGGATCTCAGGATCAGGCCAGCTTTCCTCTGAAAAAAATTTAGCGGCTAAAGCTAATCGAGCCTTAACCGCTATGTCCGGATAACTGTCCGAATCGATCTCCGGAAATAACTTGCGAAATTCCTCAAGCGTCAGAGGCTGGTTCAACATTTTCAGCCTCCTTCACAGATGTAGTCTTTTTCGCATTTTTCTTTGGCGCCGGTTTTTCCTTCACTACCGGCTCAGCCTTTTCCTCGGCCGATTCCTCGACCTTTTCCTCAGCCTCAACCGTCTTTTCTTTTGCCGGCGGCGTGATGTCGATAAACGTGGCGAGGTGTGCTTGCAGATACGGATGGGCCGCGACTGCGTCCTCAACCTCATAGGATCGAGTCGGCTTAAATTCGAACTGCTGAGAGCCCATATTCAGAACCAGCGGGCAACGAACTGTAATTCGTTTCATAAAACCTCCTTAGCCTCCGGATACTGCTGCCAGGTCGGCGTAGTAAACCATTTCAGGACGTACGAACTCGACACCACCGAGAGCTGCAAAGTACGGAACTGCCTGCTCGAAATTGCGGTACTGAACCGGGAGAGAAGCGATCGGAACCAGCGGGAAGCGGACCACGTCCTCTGCTTTTGTGTAGGCCACAATTCGCGGCGTAGAGAACAAGGTTGCGTCGGCCAGCCAACGCACAGGGCGAATGGTCAGCGTACCGCCGTTAGCAACGGAGAGGTTATTAGCCTCAACGTAGCGCAACAGGTTCATTTCGGTATTAGTCAGCTGTGTGCTCACCAGTTTGCCGAAAATAGCCGGAGGAACCAAAAGGTTCTTCGGAATGCGGTTGTACTGCGTTGCCTTCCATGCCTTTTCCAGGATGTTATTGAAGTAGCCGATAACGGTCTTTACATCGGTGGAATCGGTCCAGGTGCCGACATTTTCATGCGTTACCTGGTCAGAGTTGAGCAGGCCCTTGACGCCCACTTCGTCATCACCGACATAGACCTGAGTGTCGATATCGAGCTGATGCTTCATGCGCATAGCTGAGTGTTTCTGTGCATCGATCGGGCGACCTGCCTGCATGGCCTTCTGGAGCTCGAAAATCGTGTAAGCGACTTCCATGCCCCAGAGTGTCAGCGGCGTGGCAACCTTCTTCAGAGAAACAGAAACGCGGGCGGGCGTGGAATCCGGGCCCTTAATGAAGGACTTTTTACCCGCGCCTGTGCCGCCGAATCCGCCCATGTATTCGGACTGAATGAAAGAAGAAACCTCATCGGCGATCGTGACGTCTTTGCGCAGGTCGATATCGCGCCCATACGTAAAATCTGCGATCGGTTCATAGATTCTGGAATCGAGACGCTCGAGCTCACCGACCAGGAATACGCCGGTAGCGGAAATTGTTTCAGCGTCAGCAAAACGTCTTGGCATTATTTGCTCCTATTAGATGTTGAATGCGATTTCGGCCAGGCCCGCGTCATCCTTTGCGCCCATAAAGACGCAGTTAGGAATAGCCGTGGCGCCTTCCGCCTTAGTGGCTGTAACGCCCTTGTTTGCGGCGTCGAGATAGACAGCTCCGCCAGGAGCGGGAGTACCTGCGGCACGCACAGCAACGTAGCCGCGACGCAGGATGCAGACAAAGGCGTCTTTCGGCCAGGCCTTTCCATCAGGGCCCACCTGGCGGTAATCGCGAACTGCGATGCCGTAGACCTTGGAGGCGTCAGAGGCCGGAGTGGCCTTGCCGGTTGTGGTCAGAGAAACCAGAACGCCGTCGTCGGCGACTGGGGTGGTCGTGTCGTTCTGTTTGACTTCTGTTGTGTAGTCAAACATGCCGCGAGTGATATCGCCGGCAGAACCGCGAGGCATAGATGTGCCAATGAACTGAGACATTATTTAGCTCCCCAAAAATCGTTAAGTTTTTTCTGGACGTATGCGATCGAGTTGACAGAATCCTCAGCGCTGTCGCCGTAGCGTGTGCCGGATGCTTTCGGATTCTTTCCAGACTTGGACATAGCGACTGCGGCCTTAAAGGCAATGTCCAGCGCCTTGCCGTCGAGCTCGGAGGAATCGCCGAACTGCTTGACGCCGGCGCCTTTAAGCGCTGTGCGCATGACGCGCTCGATCTGATTACGTGTAAATTTGCCGCCCTTGGCGTCGCCCACAGGCTTTTTCATTCCCGGGCAAAGTGCCTCAGCGTCGCCGATGATGGCCTGAGCGTCCGGGTCGTCGATCAGCTCATTGTCATCATTCTGGTCAGCACCGGCGTCCGGCGCCGGGGGCGTATCTGCGTCACCCACAGATTTCTGAGTTTGAGCCTTGGCAATAGCTGCCACCATGGCCTCGAGTTTGGCCAGGCGCTCCTCAAGTGTTGGTGTGGGCGCCGGTGTCGGGGTAGGAGC